CTTTATGTTGACTTCCCCGACTGTAAACAGGCGTTCCGGGATTAACAGATCATCCGTTTCCCTTACTCCATCTATGGATACATCACTGTTTCCGTTAGAAGATGCAAATTTAAGCATGCCGGTACAGGCTCCAATGTATTCCTTATTAGCCTCCAACATGAAGCGTGGAGAGTAATTAAGGTTAAACATAGTGTCCGGGCTCAACAGACCGGAAAGCTGGTCTGCCGAATAAGGCCTGTATAAAAGTAACGGCTGATCCACCGGAACCGAATTGTCACACTCCACAAAGAAAACATCATTATCACTATCGTTATCGGTAGTATCCTCTCCTCTCTTTTGAACCAAGAACTCTATTCCATAGGCGTCAGCACGGTACGGACTGATCAAGGATAGGGTATTGTCGGTCAGTTTCAAGCCGGTGCTGAATTCGTTGGTAAACCGGAACTCGTCACGTCCATTAACACTGTCATAATCCTGCTTATCATATCCTACCTTTACCGAAGAATATATCAATGAATCATTGACAGCCAACTCGTAGTCATTGATTTCCATCCCTAATTCATTGACTACCGTATTTGCGAACAAATTATCACGATGGGTAAACGTCACCTCATTTCCACTTATGACTGGCACATATCCGAACTCCGCTTCCATCCAGTCACAGAACTTCTTATACGAAGTGTATATTTTTGCTTTTGGAAGTCCACGGGCGCTTTCAGCAGCCATGATGTATGTCCTTTCCAATTTCAAGTTTCTCGAACCATCGGGCATACCATAATTAAAATATCCTTTGTATTCATCACTGCCATCAGTCATGCTTTTAAGAAGACTGTTCAATACGGTTGTGGGAGATATAACGTCAATATTCAGAATATTTATTCTGGACTTAAAATTGATATTAATCGAAAATTTAGGAAAAACAATATCAGCTCTGTTTGTTAACTCACTATTATCTCTAAATTTTACCATCATTACAAAACATACAGATTGCCTACCTTGCAAATCAATAGGTATTGTTTCATCTATATATTGATATCCTTGATTGCCTTCATAGGTTACTTCTTTTACAATTGTCCCGTCTGTACCTCTAATACCAAATGTTAAACGAATTACTTCAATCCATCCACTATAAACTGTTGCATACAAATCCGTCCTAAATTTCAAATCAATATGGATATCAGATAATGCGTTTAAAAATGGTTTTGCATTATTTAAAGTTGCCCCATCTGTCATCGGTGAGTCGTCAAATAGTAATGGAGAATTAAGTGAGGAAAGTTCACTATTACTCATTTTATACAAAGGCATAGAAAAACTTACATTAGTATTCAATGTATAGATACTTATAAATTGAGTTCCATCCTCGAATGATCTTGCACCTAGTGTATATTTGCCTTCATATTGAAATTTAAGCCCGTCATAATTTAGCTTTCTAATCTGAATGTCAGATATAGGATATTCATACTGAATACTCTTTTTAGCT